GTCGGCTCGCTCGCGTTGGTCGGCTGTCGCCTTCGCTTATAGATCATTTGTTCGTATCACTGTTCTATCACAACTATAACAATAATTTGTTAACACTCTGTTCATAATTTATACTTTATTTGTTAACAATTACATGATACAATAAAAGAAAAACTCAAGGAGATATAAAGAAATGAAAAGACCTAAAGACGGCATTATAAATAGTAAGCTAACACCTTATGAAATGTTGGAACACGCAATGCTTTTACAAGCGGTGGCTGATATCGAAACGACAACATGGTATAAAGCATCGGATGACATGAAGTGTTCATATAAAGAAGGACTTGAAGCAGTTGACTATATTGTTTTAGTCCTTAGACAGAATGCTTATAGTGTGGATGCAATAGCAAAGATTTTTAGAGAAATTATACCACATAACTACAAATATGATTTGATTAAAGAAAGGTTAGAAAAGAGAGGTATCGAGTTATGAAACAAACAGAAATTCAGGCAAAATATTTTACACGTTGGCACTATGATTCTATCGAGTCCACTTCAAGTAAGTTCGAGTATATCGCTCGTGTTGGCAAACTTGCCAACGTTGCAAACAAGCGCGCCAAAACATTAACAACTGCAATATCAAAAGGCAGAATCACAGAAGATAGAACAGCACTTTTCAGATACCAAGACGCCGTTGACTACTTTAACAAACACGTTTCTTATAACGCTTCTTATGTATCAACGGGCAAGGCAGTTTACAAAGATTTTTCAATCCGTGAATTAAGAGCACTTGAAAACAAACTTTTGCATTATCTCGAGGCAAAAGCTTCAACGGCAAGAGGCAGCATCGAAGTAGAAAACAAGCGTGTTGCAACATTCAAGGAACGTTACGGGGTTGATATATCTAACCTAAGCAAAAGCGTTCGTGATAAGCTTTTCAATACCTTGCATTATTTAGCAGATAAAAAATATGCAAAGCTTTCAAGTGATCAAATTGTTACACTGTTAACAGAGTCAATAAATACAAATAACAGAGAGGGCTTGCAAGAACTTTTTAAAGCATCGGAGGAATTATATCCGAACTTAAAAGATCAGGCAGAGTATAGAGTTGCGATTATACAAAATAGTTCGCTATCATGGAAAGATAAAGCACGAGAATTTAAAGCGGCAAACAAACTATACAAGAGCAATCGAGCGAAGCCAAAACCAAAAGCTATAAAACAGGAGTTATAATTATGATAGTTCAATGTTTAAATAGATTAAATCAATATGATGATATAGAAGTGAAGTCAGTGACGGACTATGTGCCGTCACATGGCTTTTCTCTGCACAAGCCTTTAGGCAAAAAGAAAGGCAGTCCGTATTATATTGATCAATTTGGAACTTTTGACATTGAAACAACTTCACGGACTCGAATTGAGAAAGATGATCAAGGCGAAGAAGTGACAAAACCAATTGACGCATTTATGTATGTCTGGTCTGTTTGTATTGACGGAGAAGAAGTGGAAGGTAGATATTGGTCTGATTTTATAACGTTACTTGATAAAATTCAAGCCTACTACAAAACAAGCGAGTCACGTTATTTTGTTATTTACGTTCACAATCTGCCTTTTGAATTTTCTTTTATGATTGGATATTTAAACGACTATAGCGAAGTGTTTGCAACTGGTAAACGTAAACCGCTTGTATGGCGATTAAAGAAACGCGGTATTGAATTTCGGTGTAGTTATAAGCTTACTAACATGTCGCTCGATAACTTCACGAAAAAAATGGCGGGATGCACGCATATAAAAGCAAAAGGTGATCTTGACTATTCTCTTATAAGACATAATGAAAGCTATATCAATCCTACAGAGTGGGGGTATATCATCAATGACACGTTAGGGTTATGGGAAGCAATCACTTACATGCTTACAAAAGATAACGATACTATTGCAACTGTGCCGCTGACAAGTACCTCTTATGTGCGCCGTGACATGAAAAGAGCTATACGAAAAGGAACTACAACTCGAATGCTAAAGAAAAAGCTTGCATTAAACGACAAAACATACAAGCTTTTAAAAGAGGCTTTTCGCGGTGGCGATACTCACGCAAACATGATAAAGTGTGCAAAAATATATCATGACGTTTATAGTTTTGATGCATCGAGCATGTATCCGGCTATGCTTCTTTTGATGCAGTTCCCAGTAACAGCATTTGAAAAAATGCCTGTTACATCAAAATGTTTGAAGTATATAAAAAGTAAAAATCTTGCATGGATTGCACAAATAAAGCTTACAAACGTAAGACTTAAAGAAGATCAATATAACCCGTATCTATCAATAAGTAAATGCCGTAACTTGCAAGGGGTTGATCCTGATAATGGCAGAGTGTGGAAAGCAACAGAGCTAGAAACGACTGTGACAGATATAGATTTCTCCATAATTGAAGAATGTTACGATTTTGGCAGCATTGAAATTATAGAAGATACACTATATACATCCCGTTATGGGTACATACCAGATGACGTTCGTAGCGTAATAATGGAGTACTTCACCGCAAAGACAAAACTTAAAATTGCTGTAAAGCACACCGCGCCAAATAGTAAAGAAAGGGAAGAAGCAGAGTATGACTTAATGAAAGCTAAAAATAAACTAAACGGTATTTATGGAATGGCTGCAACCGACCCTATACATCCTATTATGTTGTATTTAGAAAACGAATGGCAAGAATTTTCATATGCAATGTATGAAAATGACATTGCATATAGAGAGAAAGTTGATGCAAGCGGCTTTTCGATACCTGATGAAAAATCTATTGCAGAGCAAAGTGAGAAAAGCGTTTTGCCGTATGTGTGGGGTGTATATACAACTGCACACGCAAGAAAACACTTGCGTAGAATTTTAGCATGTGCGGAAAGCTCATATATTTATTGTGACACAGACAGTTGTAAAGCAACTAACTTTAATTTTGACAAATTGACAGAATTAAATAATTGGATATATGAGCTATGCGAAGAAACTAATACTTTTGTTGATATTGACGGCAAAAAATATTATATCGGTTATTTTGACTGTGAAAGCGATGTGAAATCAGAAAATAAATATGAACCCGAATACAAAGATTTTAAAACGCTGGGAGCAAAGAAGTATTGTTTTAACGCGTACAAAGAAACAAAAGATAAAACATATTTTGGTTGTACAATATCTGGAGTTAAAAAGGCAAGGGGTGTAGAAGTAATTAAAAACCTTGATAATTTTAGAGAAGGTTTTAAAATAAAGAATAGTGGCGGTTTTCAAATTTGGTATAATGATAGTGATACCATCACAAAAACAAAAGTTGTTGACTATCAAGGTAAAGAAGCAATAACCGAGTATACAGGGTATAGTTGTATGATAGCACGAGATTATGAAATAGGTTTGTCAGATGACCAAATTAAAAATTATACTATTATTGATGAAATAGCCGAATAAATAACGTTTTATTTGCAAAACTTTTGTAAATAAGTTATTATATACTTGTAAGGGGAAAGATACCCTAATAAAAGAAAGAGGATAATGAAATGAGAATTGAAAGACAATCAAGAGAGTTTGACAAGAAAGAACTGTTTAAGATGGCAAATGATAATCATTTGTTAATGAAGAATCTGCCAGACGACACAATTGTAAACGTAACTGATTACGTGCGTTATCGTACCGATGACAATAAGGAAGTGGCACTTTTTTATCATACCAACATTGAGACAGGCGAAGTCGTAACAATTGCAACGTCAAGTCCAACTGTGATTAAGACAGCAGAAACCGCCTATGATTTTATGGAAAGCTACAATTTACAGTTCAAGTTGACACGTTCCCAGAGTAAAGCAGGTCGTACCTACATGAATTTTGAACTTGTATAAATAATGGTTGGGTGGTAGAGGGAAGAAATACAAGTTGTTCAAGGGTGAGTCTCACAAGCTCACCCCTTTTTAAATTTAGAGAGGTGCAAATATGGGACTTTATAAAGAAAACGGGTATTTGAATTATAAATATATTTGTGACGTTGGACAACGTTACATTGATATAATAGGCGGTAGAGGAATTGGAAAGTCTCACTTAATATGTGATGTCTGGAATGATAGAAACTCACCTATTTTATACGTGCGTAGAACAAACGTTGCACTTGAGAACAGCTTTTCTACAATTGGCGATTTTGTGAAGCCCGACTGGTTCGGAAAAGATATTCGTTTAAAATATAATGACAAAAAAGGTTATGGCAAGGCATATCTGACAGATGAGGACTTGCAAAACGATAATCCTTTTATAGTTGGTGTTTCATTGTCTACTTTTCAAAACAAAACTGGTATAGATTTTACAAGGTTTTATGATGTGATTTTTGACGAATTTATTCCTCAAAAGGGGGACAGACCAATTAAAAATGAGTTTCAAGCCTACAAAAATATCATGGAAGTTCTTTTCAGAAACCGCCCGGAGTCAGAAACGGAAAAAATTAGAACATGGTTTTTTGGGAATTCCAACGCGATTATGTCTAACATTTTAATCGGTTATAGGCTTATCCCAGATTGCTACAAGGCAGTAAAAGAAAGAACAGAGATTACACAAGTAGATAGGTGTGAGACAACACTTATACTTCCGTTTAACTCTCCAGTATCAGAGAAAAAGAGACAAAACGCTTTTTACAGAAACCTTCCAAAAGGTAGGGCAAAAATGGAACTTGATAACGAATTTATGGATTTGGAAGATGACAGAATACGTCACCAAAACTTAAAAGAGTATACGCACGACATGAAAACACCGCTGTTTTCAGTTTGGATGCATAAAGCAGATTTTAAATTTTACGTGACTAAACCTATGCGAGCACATTGTGATGATGTTTTTGATGTTTCACCATCGTCATTAGAGAGGTGGCAAACTAGTAGTAAAAAGTATCTAAAACCAATGTTTATAAGTGGTGACATAACATTTTCAGACTATGAAACACAGTGTGATTTTTTAGCATCTTTTGATTGCGTATCATGGTATGATATTTTGTAAAGTTGTAATTGACAAACAATAATATAAATGGTATATAATAAATAAAGGCGGTTGCACTATCCAAACACTAGCCAGTGTGTGCATGTTGGGGACAACGAACAAACTGCCTTTTATTGCTGTATAGCGTAGATGGTAGCGCGTGTGACTTTGAATCACAAGGTAACAGTTCGATTCTGTTTACAGCTGTCAACAAATAAAGAAAGAAGGTTAAAGTATGAAAATTGATGAAATTTTAAAGCTTGTAAATGCAGGCTACAGTAAGGAAGAAATTGACAAGCTTGATATTACAGATCAGAAGTCAGATCAGAAGACAGATCAGATGTCAGATCAGAAGACAGATCAGAAGAAAGATCAGAAGTCAGAAAGTTTTGATTATGATAAGTTTGCAGCAGCACTTGTAAAAGCGCAACAGCTTGCAAACGGCAAAACTAATTTTGGCGGCTCAAACGAAAAGACAGATATTAGTAAATTTTTCTAAGGGGGTAAACAATGGCAAATCTTACATATACACAAATTGCACCACTACTCACTGAAATGTATAACCAGTATACTGGTAGAACTTCAGCGCAAAATTTGACTTTTGGGCAAATGCAAAATACATTTAAAATGGGCTTCGATAGAGAAGATGATAACCTTTATCAAATCATTCCTACTGTACTTGCAAAATCCATTTATTCCATTCGCCCATACTCAAGAAAGCTTTCTGGTATGGTTTGGGATGAACAGCGATTCGGCAACTATATTAGAAAGTTTACTCCAATTGTAAACGATTCAGAGGTGAACAATGATGAGTGGAATATCAATGTGGAACTCGCAAAAGAGGAATCAAAACAAGATTGGAAGTCAGGTACAAAGCCTGTTAAATATGATGTACTACTTACAATTGCAAGTGGTGGACAAACTTTCGCTCGCAAGTATACGATTTATAAAAATCAAATCAATGCAGCATTCAATTCAGAGTCAGGCGTTGCAGCTTACTTCTCTATGTTAATGACTGAATTTTCAAACATTTATGAGATTGACTTAGAGAATCGATCTCGTGCACAGCTTGCAAACCTTGCAATTATCCTTGCGGATGCCGGAAAAGCCACCCCAACAAGTGGCAATATGTGCAAAAAAGAGCAAGTTTTTCATGCGTTAACAAAGTACAATTCAGAAACAGGGCTTGCGATGACTGCAAAGACAATCATGAACCCCGCTGATTTTAGACCGTTCATGATTTGGTTGTCGGCGGAAATGAAAACTCTTAAAGAGAACCTTGCAATTCGCGGCACTCGTTTTCATGGCGATTTCACTGGTAAAGTTGTAAACCGTCACACAGATGCTTCAGACCTTAGATTTTATCTGATTTCAAAATTTGGGAATTATTTTGAGGCAAACGGCAGTGAGTTTTTCCACCCAGAGAAAGCGGAACTGGGCGATTATGAAAAAGTCACTTTCTGGACAGACCCTTCTAATCCAATGCAAATCAAGGGAAGTGCCGAGGGTGTAAAAACAGATGGCGTAACAAAGTTTACACTTGCAGATCAAACGGTTGACAACGTTCTAGGAATCATGATGGATATTGATACAATGGGAATCGTACCTGTTGACCAATGGAGCGCGACAGAGCCGTTCAATGCACGTTACGGATACAGAAACGGTTGGAATCATTACACATTTAAGACACCTGTTGACTTTACGGAAAACGCAATTTTGATTTTACTTGATTAAACAAAGGGGCTTCAAGCCCCTTTTCTTGAAAGGAGTACACATGGCATTTGAAGTTAAATTTGGAAAATCAGACAAAAGAATAAATAGCACAAAAATTCCAACTCTGGCAGAAACTGTCACGTGTGTGCTTAAAAGTGGAACAAGTGTAGAAAATCCAACTTTTATTTTGCAAGGTGTTGCACCTTTTGATTGGAATGTTGCGTACTGTGAAACGTTTGGAAGATATTATTTTATCAATGATATTACATATGTAGAATCTACATATGAAATATCATGCACATGTGATTATTTGGCAAGTTACAAAAGTGAGATTTTAAACAATTCTATGTATGTGACACGCTCATCAAATGTTACGAATTTTAATAGATATTTGATTGATACAATGTTTCCAACTACTGCACAGCCTACTATATCACAATCAACTGCAACTTTACCAACGTCAACAGTCGGCTCTATTTTGTGTTGCATTATAGGTAATGGCGAAAATTCTTTTTTATCGTTGCATCCGGCAACGTTTAAAGCTATCACAAAATATTTATATTCGCCGGAGTATTTAAATGGATTAAACACAATATTGGAAACACCTTCAGACGTGCAAAAAGAAATTGTCAGACCGCAAGATTACTTACAAAGTGCAATATGGATACCATTTGACGTTTCAGACGGAACACCAACACAAATTGTACTAGGATATGTTGCAACTGATTACAGCGGCAGAGACGTTGGAACAGGTGAAGTGTTTACACATAGCGTGTCTTTAGCTGTGCCACATCACAGCGAAAGCGAAACTCACAAGTACATGTTGTATGAACCTTTTACACAATACATTCTAACATTGCCGTTTATAGGAACTATGCGATTATCCTCTAAAGAACTAGCAAATATTGACGCTCTAACAATAAAATATTCTGTTGATATAAACGGCGCTATTTTTGTTACAGTTACAGCTGGTTCAATATTACTTTTCACCGCAACTGGAAACTGTGGTGCTCCTGTTAGTTATTCGGCACGCTCTACAAATGTAATAGGAACTGTATCAAGTGCAATCAATGCAGCGTTTTCTTTTGCAACGCATAATATTTTAGGTGGTGTTTCTGCTATTGAGTCGGGAATTTCTAGCATTGCCCCAACTGTTGAAACAAGCGGTGGTAGTGGTGGTACAATGGTTGGAAGTAACGTTATTGCTTTACGTGCTATTTTTGCAAATCAGCCTAACCGTGATTATGAGCATTTTGGCTATCCTGTTTGTAAAAAGATAAGTTTAGCTAATTTATCAGGTTTTTTACAGTGCGAAAGTGCAGATGTAAATTGCTCTGCAACTGAAAACGGAAAAGCAGTTATCAATGATTTTTTGAATGGGGGTATGTTTATAGAATGAAACCTTTTGTATATAGTGGCTATTATGTTGGGGAATGTGTATCAAGTCCTATTATTAACGAGTATGAGTCAAGGCAAAATCCAAATATGATTCACATTAACAATACATGGGACTATGCAACATATTTTAGATACTTTTTGCAACGTGCTGAAAGTCTTATCATTTTTGACGGTATGCCTAAAAACTGGGCGAAAAATTATATCTATCCTCTTTTGTTTTTAAAAGGTAACTTTTGCGTTATGAATACCGCAAAGTTTGGACTCATACCTCAACACGGTTCGCCTTATGGCTTTGATGTGCAGTATCAGCCTACTAACTATGTAGTCGCGAACCCCGCTTTTGACGCTTCTTTTAATGGCGATTTGAAAATAGGAGAAGATTGTGAGATTGTAAAATTAGCACCTGATTGGTGCGGCATTGGCGACTTGATAAATTCATATGCGCAACGTGTAGCCATGACGCTATCTAATCATGACGTTGCTAGTGCTCTAGCAAAGTTTGGTTTTATTTTTACAGCCAAAAACAAAAGCACAGCGGAGACTTTTAAAGTTGCTTTTGATAATATCATGTCGGGACAGCTAGCAGTTGTAATCAATCAAGCTCTTTATGATAAGGAAACAGGCAAACCTTTATATGAGTTCTTTAACAACGATATCGAAAAATGTTATAATGTAGTTAAGGCGGCGTTAGAAAGCGTTGAAAATCTCAAACATGCGTTTGATATGGAGATTGGTATTTATACAGCTCCTGATAAAAAAGAGCGTATGATAACCGATGAGGTAGAAGAAACCAAAAACGCTGTAATGTCCAAATGTGAGTTGTGGATTGAGACAATTAACGAATGTTTAGAAAAAGTAAACGCACATTATAACCTTGACATTCGCGCACGTTTGCGGTATCCTGACAATAGAGGGGGTGACAAGAGTGAGAACGATTATACCAATAGCAACGTTGTATGAGTATGACAGTTCTATTTTTACAGATATTTATATAAAAGGTGTTTCAAAAGATCAACTTATTGAACACTTTTTGCTATCATATGGAGATTTGACCCCCGTGTATCAAGACCCCAAATATTTAAGACGGCATGTTACAAGTGTAGCACGTTCTTTGCAATGGAGTATCGACCACTTATGGGAAGTAACACAGCTTGAGTACAATCCAATAGAAAATTATGATAGAATGGAAAGTTGGGAAGATAAAGGCGGCGGCACTTTTCAGAAGGGAAAAGTAGATACAGAAGAAACGTTTAACAAGGGTGACATTACAACAACTTTTGGAAAAGTTACTGATAGTACACACAAAGTTGCGGCATTTAATTCAAGCGATCCAGAAGTTGCCAACACTGATAACACCACTGACAGCGGAAGTGATTCCCAGTCGTTTGGCGCTGATTCCTCACATGGAAGTGTTACAAATGGTTTGGATGAATCAACAACAAAAGGAACACATGAGGGAAGAATACACGGAAACATTGGTGTTACTACTTCGCAACAAATGATGCAAGTGGAAATTGATCTGACTACAGCTTACAATTTCCTTGATAAAGTTTGTGAGCTGTATGCAAATAGATTATTGGTAGGAGTGTGGTAGAATGGAAATTATGAACGCAATTGCGCAAATTGCACAGATGGTTGGTGTGCCTTGCGTATGCCTAGGCGCGGTAATGTGGTATGTGAATGCACTTGACGTGCGGCAACGTGAGGAAAGAAAGACATGGTATGAAAAGCATGACCAAGAGAGTTCAAAGTGGGTTGATGCCCTAAACAATAACACAAAAGTTATTACAGAGTTGTTAACAATCGTAAAAGAAAAGGAGAATTAAAACTATGATTTATGATATTCCAGACAAAAACGTTGCTTATATTGCTAAGGCTAGAGAGCTTTACAAAAACCGTGACAAGTACGCTTACCTTTACGGGGCGAAGGGGCAAAAATGTACTCATGAGGTTTTTGAAGCTTTATGGAGCGCAGAGCCAAATTATTTTAAGAAGTACAACGCGCAGCAGAAAGCACAGATTAAGGCGTTCTGTATGGCGAATGGTGGAAAAATCTTGATTGACTGTAGTGGATTCATTAACCTTGTGACGGGTAAATACATGTATTCGACTGCCTATATAAACAGTTGCACTAATATAACGACTCCTGACAAGACTAAAGATGGTGATTTACTGTATACAACTTTTGGCGGTACTGGTAGACATATAGGGCTTGACATTGGTCATGGTTTCTTCATGCATTGCGGAAAAGAACTTGAGACAATTTCAATAGGTGTTATTGATGGATTTGGTTGGGAAAAAGGGGGTAAATTATGATTCAATATAGTGGAAATTTTATTCGCATTTCTTTTAAAGCTAATGAATTAACAAAGGAGCATACTACTATTCAATTACAAGATGGTTATACATACGAACGATTACATATCAATGGCGCAAACAACGTTAAAGAGTTAGTACCGTATATGTCAATATTTCCGGGGGATACCATCACATTTCCTGTTGTTAATAGCAAGTCTCCATCAACAATGGGTATATATGTGCCTGATATTACAAAAGAAGCCGAAATTAGAATAACAATCGAAAAATTTGGACAAATACCAGATATACATTATTTTGATACGGCTTTTGAACCTATTCTTGTTACAGGCGATGACGGTAAAGAGTATAACGTGATTCCTTCAGATCAATTCAAGTAGGGGGTAGACAATGGCATTTTCTAATTTTCCTTATACCGACTTTCACAATTTAAATCTTGATTGGATAATTAAGACAACTAAAGATTTAAACACAAAGTGGGACGATTATTATACACAATGGAATAAATGGCAACAGGATGTACAAAACTACATTGATAATCTTGATTATATCGGTGCTATTGACGCATACCTTGACGGACTGAAAAACAGCGGCGAATTGTCGGATATTATTGATACATGGTTAACCGAATATGGATTGATTACAATTGGCGATTCATATGGGGAAGGGTACACACCTGATGGCATGATTAAGCCGTGGTGTGATATTTTGCATGAGAAGTATTTTTCAGATGCTAAGTTTTATGTTAATAAAAGTTTGGGTGGCAGCGGTTTTGGTGCGAATACTCACTTTTCCGAGTTGCTGACGCAAGCTATTGCTACCCTGACTGATAAGCAAAAGAAACAGGTTAAGTATGTTGTTGTTGCAGGCGGTTGGAATGATCAATTTGTTGCAGCTTCCCTTATCAATTCGGGAATTAAAGATACAATTGATTTAATGGCACAGTTACCAAACGCAACACTTTACATTGGTTGGATTGCGACACCTATCATTGGATTTACTACAGTTGCAAAACAAAAAGCATATGATGAGATTAAAACTTTATACGAAACTTACTGGGGTAAGTATAAGTTTTTGAGTGGTGCTGATAGTGCTTTGCGTTGGACTGGTGTACTAGCATCTGATAATATTCACCCTAATGCTAGTGGGCAAGCTTCAATTGCAGATATGATTTATAAGGCAATGGAGGGGTATGCTAGTTGGAACCGTACCGCTGATTTTGCGCTTGATGGTACTGATTGTACTCTTAATGATTATAAGATGCAGGTTGTGTTGACTAATACCAACGCACATTGTAGCTTTAGACATGTTGCGAGTTTCCTTGATCTGGCTTTCAAGCCAGCAAAGAATTTCACAAGTGCAGCTATCAAAGTTATGAGTCATAATCTTTCGTTTGTAAATGCGCAAAGTATTTGCAATTGTAATGCGATTATTCATGATAAATCCGGTTATCATCAATGCATGGCTGTTCTTACTATCAATCCATATGATGCTACACAGTTAGATAGTGGTGCAATTTATCTCCGTTTGGTTGATATAAGCGGTAGTGGGTATGCTACTTTTACAAGTGTTGATGAGATACAGTTGTATGGTGTGGAATTTAATATTCCTTTGAATTAAGAAAGAGAGGGTGCAAGCCCTCTCTTTTCTTATTTTCTTTCTATTGATATAACTGTAATATAGCTTACAAATGGCAATTTTGATAGATATTCAACAGCATAATCACTCGCTTGTCTTGCGTTATATCCAATAGATTCAACATATTCTATGTTGATATCGTCGCTATCTGTATTCAGAAAAGCGACTTCTACACAGTAAGTATTCTTCATCGTTCTCATTTCTTTACTCCTTTTACACTGATTATTGTATAACGTTTAGTATCTTCAAAATCTTTAGAAAGTCTAAACTTTATTTTTGATTCAAAAGCTGTGTCAGCTTTACAAGTGAAAATACCATTTTCATTAGTATAATTATCATGATATTTTACAATATAGGTACACTCTTTTAATTCTTCGATATCTAATCTTGTAAAAGTCCAACCCATCCAGCGCACATTACAAGCGTAACTAAACGCTTCCGATATATTTTTAGCTTTAATAATATCACAGTCGTGGTAATAATCGTTATCGGTATCGAAGCCCCATACAACTACTGAATAGTTCATTTTAAGACCCCCTTTACAAGAAAATCAAGTGTAATTTTTGCAATTTCAAGAGACTTAATATCGTTTGATGTTTCAGAATTTACTGCCTGTTCTGCTAAGTAAGCATACATTTTTCTAACGTCAATATGAAGCTTACTAACAGAATCTTCCGCTGCTATGCAATCACTGATAAGTTGTAATTTCTTTTGTGCTGTTAAATTATCCATGTTAACACCTCACTTTTCAATCCAATATTGGATTGTCATAAACTTTGTAGACGGCTTGCCTTTATAATAACTGGGGACTACTCTCACGAAACCTTTTCCATATCTGCCATTATATGGGTGAATAGTTGTCAAATTAACGTTCATATATCCGCGCACTTCAGCCCATGTAACATATTTAAGATTGTTATTATATAACCACTCGCCTGTTTTTCTGCTATCTGCTACCATAATTGCTTTACCAATTGTGTTTCTGTTTTCGATTCCATATAGATTCATAATTCCTTCTTTCTTCCCGTATAGCCGATAGAACAGCTATGATATTACCATCTATTTCTATGTGCTGTAATATATGGAGTATATAAATAGATAGTGTTTCTTCTAACATCATCAAGCTGCCGCGCAATATATGAAAACCAGAACGCTTTTAAACGATTGTGTCGAATCAATTCATCACATTTTCTAATTACATATCTTTCTAAGACTTCAAACGAAATATGATTCTCACATTTGTATAAATTGCGAATACCATCTTTTAATATCTGGTTGATATCGAATACAAGCTTGCGCTTTTCGTCAAGTATATCAAAATCAATGTTGGCAAGTGTGGCAAGGCTAACATGATGCCATTCGGGATTGACAATTGCGTCATATCGTTTCCATGTTTGTTTGCACCATTGTTTACCGCCACACCTATTTCCTTCTCTATCAGCCGGACACATCATGCATTGCATAACATCAAGTACCGAGTGTTTAGTTTTTGTTACTTTAGCAGTCTGATAAGCGATATTATCATCTGCTATAATAGTATCTTTTATAGATTCTTCGCTAGGTTGCTGTTCTGGTAATGGTGCAACTTTCACACTATCGGTATCAATATAGATATGCCCTTTTGGTGGTTTCTGTTTGCATCCATCGAAAACATCATTGCCGCGTGCGCATTCGGCATTCTCAATGCAATCTTCACTGCTATAATTAGCGTAGTACTTTTTTGTTTTGTTGTTTTCTTCCTCTAATTTAACAATTAAATCATAAATTCTATTTAATATTGTATAGATAGAATGCTTATGCGTTTCATTATCTCCAATTTTGTATTCAATTACTCCATCAATACCATCAACATGATACTCAACTATATCATCATAGTCATAAGCGGCTACAAAACATTGCTTACTATCAATAAAAAAGTTTAACATTATATACTCGATATTATCATCATTAAATTCTACTATCTTTGTAGTAATGTCATTATGTTGACTCTTTAAAATTTTATCTAATGCTGTGATATATCGTCTTGCTGATTTTACTACCATTTTAATTCTCCTTTTCTTCAAGTCTTTCCTTGACGTCTTTGTTTCTTTATCTTTATGATTATATAATACTGTATTACTGTTAACACATTATGACATAATTGTAAATAATTTGTTAACAATATATGTTTTAATTTATAAACGCTCTTATAGTTCATACGTTCGATTTATATTATTGTCTGACAACTTGTGGGGAACTTGCACATTGTATATTATATTTAAAAGGTATCTC